GTTCCCGATGATCGAACATTCGCCGCTGTACCCGCGCTTCGTCGCCACCCGCCGATCGAACGGGTCCGAGGCCGTCACGTTCCGCCACAACCTCTCCACGCTGCGCCTGTTACCCCCCGACGGCGACGTCATGCGATCGTTCCGTTCCGACCTCGCCCTGGTCGATGAGGCCCGCGAATTCACCGCCGAACAGGGAGCAGAATTCGAGGCCGCCGCGTTCCCCACCCAAGCCACCGGGCTCGGCGGACAATTCTGGGTGGCGTCGAACGCCGGGCCGGGCGCCTGGCTCCGCCGCTGGCGCGACCTCGGCCGCAGCTCCGTCGCCGACCCGAGCTCGCAGATCGCCGTGGTCGAATACGGGGCCCCCGACGGCGCCGACCCGCACGCCGAAGCAACCTGGACCGCCGCCCACCCCGGCCTCGGCTACCACGTCGACATCGACGCGCTGCGCGCCGACCACGAAACGATGGCCCCCGACGACTTCGCCGCCGAATACCTCGGCATCTGGCCCGAGGCCCTGGTCGATTCCGAGCTCGTCGCCGGATGGGCCGCCGGCATCGACCCCGACGCGGCCCCGGCGAACCCAGTGATCCTCGCCCTCGAGGTGTCCACCGACCGGACCCGGGCGGTGATCGTCGCCGCCGGCGACAACGGCGACGGCCGCGCCGCCGTCGAACTGCTCGAGGCCGTCCCCCATGACGCCGTCGCCGTCGTCGCCCGCCTCGCCGAGCTCGTCGCCCGCCACTACCCCGCCGCCCTGGTGTGGGATGCCGCCGGCCCGGTCGGCGCCCTGGCCCACGACCTCGCCGACCTCGCCGTCAACCTCCGCCCGCTCAACACCCGCGAGGTGACCGCCGCCGCCGGCGCCGCCCATGACGCCGTGCTCGCCGGGCGGGTCGCCCACCGCGACGACCCGCGGCTCGCCGAGGCCGTCACCAAAGCACGCCAGCGGCCCGCCGGTGGCGCCTGGCTGTACGACCGCCGCGCGGCGGAGTCCCTGCCGTGGATCGCCGCCACCCTGGCCCGCTGGCAATGGTCCGACGGCCGAATCCGCCCCCCGAACGTCGCCTAAACCGCAAACCGCTGTCTAGACGCCGTTCTCAGGCCCGAAATCGGCCCGGCCGCACCCGAGGTACCCCCCGACCCTGTTTCGCCCGTCTGGCGACGACGTGGTGCGCCTGACGGGCGGGGATACTTGACATCGGCGGTAGTTACCGTGACCATCGCGCCGCTCATGGGACGACGGGCACGGATACGGGCCGCCGGGAAGCTCGAATCCCGCCTCGCCGACGCCGTGTCCCGCTACATGGACACCGGCGGAGCCTCCGGCTGTGGACTGTCACCGTGGGAGATACCGACCGTCGTGGCATGCCGGCGGGTGATCGCCGACACCGTCGCCTCCACCCCGCTGTACGCGGTCAAGGACGGCGCCCCGACCCGCCGGCAACCGGCGATCTACACCCGCCCCGACCCGCTCGAGCCCCGCTGGCTGTCCATCTGGCGGATGGTCGACCAGCTGACCGGCTACGGACACTGCTGGCTCCAGCCGACCGCCTGGGATGCCGCCGACTGGCCGCTGATCGTCCGCGTCCGCGACGCCTCCGCCGGCTCCGCCCGGTTCAACCCCGCCGGGGAGCTCGAAGCGGTGTGGCTCGACGGGGTCGAGCACGGCATCGGCGCCCACCCCGGCCCCCGCCCATCCGACCCCGGGGAAATCATCTGGGTGCCCTACGAGGTGCCGCACGCCGGCTCCGCCGGGTGCTCGCCGATGTCGCGCTGCTGGCGGGCCGCCGAATACCTCGCCGCCCTCTACGAGATGGCCGGATCGTTCTGGGAGGCCGGATTCCCGAGCCTGGCGGTGTCGGTCCTCGCCCGGCTGTCCCCCGACGACACCGCCAAACTCAAGCAACAGGTATTGGGCGCCTGGTCGCGCCGTCATGAACCGGCGATCATGGACAACGGGGCGACCCTCAACCCGGTCGGCTCATCCGCCGTCGAATCCCAACTGGTCGAATCGATCGGGATGGCGAACGCCGAAATCTGCCGCACGTTCGGGGTCATGCCGTCGATCGTCAACGTCGCCGGCGGCGACTCGCTCACCTACGCCACCACCGAAGGCGAATTCTCGAAATGGCGCGCCATCGGCCTCGGCCCCTACATGACCCGCCTCGAATCCGCCTGGACCGACTGTCAACCGCACGGCACCGCGGCCGTGTTCGACACCTCGGAGATGACCAAACCGTCGCTCGCCGAACAGGGACAGTACGCAACGCTGGCCCTCGCCGGGGCGCCGTGGATGACCGTCGATGAGGTGCGTTCCCGGTCCCATCTGCCACCCGCCGGGGCGCTCGCTCCGCGACCTCGCCCCGGGGACCGCCCGGCCGCCCGCCTCACCGCCCTACCCGACCCCGAAAGGATCACCTCATGAGCCACCGCCACACCCCGACAGGCCGCGCCGCGGCGACCGCGACGCGCACCGCGACGCGCACCGTGGCGGCGACGGTGCGCGCCGTCTCCCGCGACGACGGCACCCGCGCCCTCGACATCGAACTGGTGCCGTGGGACGCCCCGGCGCGCGTCACCGACGACGGCCGCCGGTTCTACACCGAGGTGTGGCGCCCCGGGTCACTGGTCGACGGGGAGCTCATGGCCGTCTACGCCGACCACGTCCGCGGCCGCGACGGCGAACTGACCCGCGGCGAGGTGATCGGCCGGGCCGCCGGCATCGAACACCGCGCCGGTGGCGCCCACGCCGTCGCCGAGCTCGCCGACACCGCCGAGGCCCGCCGCGTCTACGAACTGGCCCGCGTCGGGCTGGCCCGCGCCTCGATCGAATTCGACCCCGGCGACCCCGCCGACGGCGACGTCGAACACACCGCCGCCGCGCCGGTGGCGATGTCCGGGGTGGCGATCATCCTCCCCCCGAACGCCCCCGCCTACGCCACGACGGTCACCGCCCGGGCCCGCCCGAAGAAAGCGACCGACTCCGACGCCGACACCGACGACGACGACCAGGCCGACGACGACGACGACGAGACCCCGGCCCCCGGGGAGATTCCGGCGAACCGCCAGATCCGCGCCGCCGCCGACAACGGCAACGTCCGCGACCTCGTCCGCCGTGAGGTGGCCCGGTTCAACCTCCACCCGTCGGCCGGGCGGCCGGGGTCGGCGGGGCCGCTGGCCCGCTACCGCGACGCCGGCGAGCTCGTCACCGCCGCCCGCGCCGCCAGCGGCGAACAGGCCGCCGAGCTCAACGCCGCGTTCGCTGACGCCTACCGCGCCCACCACCTCGCCCGCCGGGTCGGCCGCCTCGACACCGGCCGGGTATTCCAGAACCAGATCACCACCGACAACCCGGGTGTCCTGCCGCCGTCGTGGCTCTCCGAAGTGTTCGGGATTGTCGACACCGGCCGGCCGGGGATCGTCGCCCTCGGCGGCCCGCGCAACCCGGGCCCCAACGGGCTCGACGTCTACTGGCCTTACTACGCCGGGGACCTGACCACGATCGTCGGACAACAGACGGCGGAGAAAACTGAGATTACGTCGGTCAAGGTGTCGTTCCTCCGCGGCCAGGCAACGCTCGCCACATACGCGGGCGGCTCTGATGTGTCGTTCCAGCTTCAGCGGCGGAGCTCGCCGTCGTACCTCGCCCAGTACGACCGCATCTTGCAGATCGCCTACGGGCTGACCACCGAGAACGTGTTCGATGACGCCCTGCTCGCCGGGGCCGGGTCGAGCGTTGTCTATGACCCGGCCGGCACCGACACCGACGGCGCCGTGCTCAAAGCGGCGCTGTTCTCCGCGTCGGCGAAAGTCAAGGCCGCCACCGGGCAACCGGCGACGGTCGTGCTCGCCGCCTCCGACATGTTCCTCGCCGTCGGCTCGAGCCCCTGGCTCCAGCCGCCGCAGTACGGGACGACGAACATCCCCGGTATCGCCTCGGCGTCGACGCTGCGGGTCAACGTGTCCGGGCTCGAGGTGGTGGAGGCCGTCGCCCTCCCACCGGGGGCGATGATCATCACCAACGACCTCGCCGCCGCCTGGCTCGAAGAGGGACCGTTCCTGGTGACCGCCGACGACGTCGCCAAACTGGGGACCGATGTGGCGATCTGGGGGATGGGCGCCCCGGCCCTGTTCATCCCCGCCGGGGTCGTCAAGACCACCCCGGTCTGACGTGACCGACCCCGGGCCGCCACGCGACCCGTACGTCACCGTCGCCGAGCTCGCCGAGCTCGTCGGCGCCGACCCCGCCGACCCGAACCTCGACATCGTCGTCGCCGACGCGTCGGCGGTGGTCGACCACTACTACGGCAACGCCACGATCGCCGCCAAGCTGGCCGCCCCGCCGTGGCCGGCGACGGTGCGCCGCGCCGCGCTGTCGATCGCCGGGGACCTGTGGCGACGCCCGGCGACCCCCGGCGGCTACTTCCAAGTCCGCGACTACGTCGGCCGCCTCGCCCAGGACCCGACGTCGCCGGTCGTCGCCGAGCTCAACGCCCTCGGACGCGAAGCATGGCCGATCGCGTAACCGTCGCCGATGTCGCCGCCGACGCCGACGCCCGCCTCGCCGCCGCGTTCGACGGTCCGCCGTGGATGCCACGCCCCGGCGGGCCGCCGGACACCGTCACCGGCGGGCACGTCTGGGCGGAGGTGGGCGGGGTGACGGCGGCGACCGGCACACCGGGCGCCCGCGGGGAGGCCGTCGCCGTGCGCCTGGTCGCCGCCGTCCGGGCGCGCACGAACACCCCGGAACGGGTCGACCAGATCGACGCCCTCGACCGCTTCGTCGCCCTCGCCGCCGGCTGGCCGGCATGCACCCGCCACGTGATGACCGTCGACGCCCTGTCCGTCGGCGGGGTCGACATCCCCGCCGTGCTCGCCGCGCTGACCGTGCTCGCCCCACCCTGTTAACCCGAAAGGACCGCCATGCCGCAAACGCTGCTCAACCTCGAGAACCCGGTCATCACGATCGCCGACACCGAAGCGGAGCTCGTCACCGCCGGGGTGACGATCGAATGCCAGATGTCCGCGGCGACGCTGACCTCCACCCCGAACCTCACCGAAGTACCGAAAACCGGGTGCTATCCGCCGACGTCGATCGTCGGCGACCCGACCTACGCCCTTGACGTGGCATGGATTCAGGACTGGACCGACGCCGCCGGGGTGTCCCGCATGGCCCACGAATTCAACGGCGACCGGAAATGGGTGTCGTTCCTGCTCGACGCCGCCGACACCGCCACCGCGGTCACCGCCGAGGTGACCGTCGCCGAGGGACAGTACGGGGGGACGTTCGGCGGATTGGCCGTCGCCACCGCCACATGGCCGATCATCGGCACACCGACGTTCCCCGCCTACACCCCGGCCGTGACCGCCGCCGAGCCCGCCGCCGTCGGGTGACCGCGACGGCCGACCTCACCGCGCTGGCCGCCCGCATCCGCGACACCCCGCGCACCGCGGTCGCCGCCGCCGCCGCCGCCGTCCGCGAGGAAGCGTTGACCAACGCCCGGGCCGCCGCCGGCGGCGACCTGGCGATCACCGGGAAGCACCGGCCGATACCGCTGGACGTGACCGTCACCGACATGCCGCAACCCGACGGGGCCCGCGCCCACCTCGCCGGCACCCCGGCCGGGCCGTGGCGGTGGATCGAAACCGGCACCCGCCCGCACACCATCCCCCGCCGCCGGCGCGGCCCGAAATCCCGTCTCCGCGTCCGGCACCCCGGCACCCGCGGCAAGCACGCCTGGACGACCACCCGCGAGGCCGCCCCCGAGCTCGCCCGCACCGCCGCCCTCGGCGCCGTCATCGAAGCGATCTGACATGAGCAACCCCGAACCGATCGAACTGGACATCACCGTCCGCGACGAAGCCTCCGAACCGCTCGACAAGATCGCCGCCAAAACCGACAACCTCGAGCACTCCACGGCGACCGTCCCGGTCGACACCGCCGGGGTGCCGGAAACCACCGACGAGCTCTCCGGGCTCGAGGCAATGAAAAAGCACCTCGCCGAATCCCCGGCGGTGCTCGACATTCAGACGAACTTCGATGAGGCCCGCGGCGACCTCGAGCACGCCGAAAAGCAGCTCGACAACGTCCGTGAATCGGCCGGGTCGGCGAAAGGTGAAATCGCCGGGCTCGCCGCCCAGGCGGTCTCGCAGGTGCCGGGGATCGACAACGCCACCTCGCAGATGATCTCGTCGTTCGGCGCCGTCGCCGAATCCGCCTCCGCCCTCGGCCCGGCCGGGGTGGCCGCCGGCACCGTCGCCGCGCTGGCGATGTACGGCATCCAAAAAGGCGCCGACCAGGCCGCCGAACGCACCGACAACCTCACGACCTCATTCGAGAACCTGGCGAAAGCCTCGGACGCCGCGTTCACCAAGCAGTCACAGCAGGTGTGGGCCGATGCCGTGCTCCGCTCGGCGCTCGACGGCAAGAAGCTCACCGACCAATTCAAGGACCTCGCCGAAACCGCGCCAGCGGTGGCCCGCCGGATGCTCGACAACGCCGACGCCATCGGGCTCAACGCCAACGCGCAGAAGATCCTCACCGACGCCCTCGCCGCCAACGCCGCCGAAACCGCGCAAGCGAAAGAAACGACCGAAAAGTACGGGGACGCCTCCGCCGACGCCGCCGGCAAACAGAACACCCTCGCCGCGTCGACCGCTGCCGCCGCCGGGGCCGCCGCCGCGGCGAAAGGGACCGTCGCCGACTACGTGCAAGTGCTCAACAGCGTCCCGCCGGACAAACGCACCGAATTCCTCGCCGCCGTCAACCGTGGCGATGTCGCCGCCGCCGACGCGATCCTCGACAGTGTCGCCTCGCCGCGGACCGCGGTGATCAATGTCGCCGTACACGGCGCGAACATCGGCGCCCAGATCGGGGCGATGGTCCGCGGCGCCGCCGCCGCCGCCGGCGGACAGGTCGTGTCGATCACGAACGTCAACCTCCCCGCCGGCGCCCGGGGGATCGACGCCCTGCGCGAAATCACCGGGGCGACCCGCCGCGTCGGGTCGCGCTACGGATCGGCCGCGGTGTCGCGTGCGCGCCGATGACCGGCCGTTCCCGACGGTCACATTGGACCCGGTCCCCGAGCTCGCCGGCTGGCCGATCCGCCCGGTGATCGCCGTCGCCGACGGCGCCGGCGGATGGCTCGACGCAACCTGCGCGTTCGCCGGGCTCGAGCTCACCGTCGGCCCACCCGACGACCACTACGACCTCGGCGCCGCACACCTGGTGATCAACCTCGACAACCGCGACGGCGCCTGGTCGCAGTACAACCCGGACGGCACCCCCGCCAAATTCGGCCCGGGCACCGCGTTGAACGTCTGGGCCCGCGACACCGCCGGGGTCGGCTACTGGCTGTTCGTCGGGGTGATCGGCCGCGTCGACCAGGCCGCCGACGACTCCGTCACCTGGGAAGCGTTCGACGCATTCAGTGACCTCGCCCAACCCGTCGGCACCCTGACGGCCGGCGCCGCCGGGGACCTCCCCGGGACCCGGGCCGCGGCGATCCTCACCGCCGCCGGACGCGCCGACCTCCGCGCCCGCCTCGCGTTGGGACAGAACACCCTGTCCGTCGCCACCGATGACGCCTCCCCGCTCGACCAGCTGGCCCGCGCCGTGTCCTCCGACGGCGGTGTCATCTGGGCCGACGCCGACGGCACCATCCGCTCCCTCGACCGGCACTGGCGCAACGGCCGCACCGACCAGGTCCGCCAATGGCTGACCACCGACAACATCTGTGACAACCCGTCGATCGACGCGATCGTCGCCGGCGCCGTCGTCGCCACCACCGACGAAGCGCTCGCCGACCGGGTCGTGCTCGAAAACGTCGCCCAACTCCGCGCCGTCGCCGGCTCCCCGACCGGGCGGTACGCGTACACCGACACCGACCAGTTGTGGCGCAACCAGGCCGACGGCGACGGGCTCGCCGCCTCGCTGTTCGCCGATCAGAAAGCGGCCCGCCTCCGCCTCGAGGCCGCCACCTTGCACCTGTTCGACCCGAACCAACCGAACCTGTGGCAGGCCGTCGACTGGCGAATCTTCGACCGGGTCAGCTTCGCCCACCGCCAACGGGTCACCGGCGGGACCACCGCCGAGGTCGCCGTAGAGGTGATCGTCGCCGACATGCACCACGCGATCACCCCGGCCGGCGGATGGCGCCTCGATTTCGGCACGTTCCGTGCCACGACCACCCACGTCGCCCTGTACATGTGGGATACGACCCCGTACACGTGGGGCGACCCCGACCCGCGCAACGTCTGGAGCTGACCTATGCCATCACCGCCGATCACCATCGGGGAGCTAACGGATGTTCCCGCGTTCGGCTCGCCGATCGCCTCACCGTGGGCCCAGGAAGCAACCCGGCGGATCGCCCACCGTTTCGCCACGACCGCCGCCCGCGACGCCGCCTATCCGGCGAACTCCGCCGGGGTCGGGGCGATCTGCACAGTCGGGTCGGTGCTGTACACCTCCGACGGGTCGATGTGGCAAGGCCCGCTCGGTGCCGGCGCCAACCTGATCGGCAGTCCCCCGTCGGGTGCCGGCGGGTGGACCAGTGTTCTGTGGGGGGCGGGGAGCTACGCCGGTGGGCTGATCACCGTCGACGCCTCCGGGAACATCACGATGGTCGCCTCGCTCGGCCCCGCAGTCTGGCTGTTCTCCTGGTCCGCCACCGGCCAGACCGGCGCCGGGAACAACGTTGAAACCCGGGTCGTGCGGACCGACAACGCCGGCCCCGGGATGATCGCGCCACAGCCCACCTGTCTCACGACGTTGACAAACATGGGCGGGACGTGCCATTTCCGGACCCCGGGCGGTGGATCGTGGCTCAACGTGCAAACCGCCCACGGCACCTCGCGCACGATCTCCGGCGGATTCTGGCGTCTCGACCGCATCTCACTCTGAACAGGAGCACACATCCATGTCGTACACCTCGATCACCGCCGCCGCCCGCGACACCGCGCTGACCGATCGGATCACCGCCGCCGCCTATCAGGAAGCGCTCGACAACCCGACGTTCACCGACACCGTGTTCGGACGGCAGATGCTCGGCGGCTACGGGTCGGCCGCCCCGCTCAACTATCCGGTGGCGATCGACACCGAGGCCGCCTACGAATCGGCGCTGGCCGCCGGCAACCCGAACCCCGGCGGCGACCCGTCGGTGATCACCGATGCCGCGATCCTCTCCGCGGTGCAAGCCCATTGGCCGCCCGACCCGGAACCCCCGACGTGACCGAGCTCATGTTCGGGGACCTCGAGCCCGAGGATTCGTGGGATCGGGGCGACCCGCCCGGGGTGCTCGCCGACAACCTCCGCCGCCGGGCCCGCCTGCTGTACGTCAACCGGGCCGCGCCGTGGCTCGACACACTCGCCGACATCGCCCTCGCCGTGGTCATCGCCCGGGCCCGCGACGACCTCACCCCCCGCGACATGACCCGCATCGCCGACCTGTTCGACGACCTCGCCTGGCTCGCCGAACGAACGGGGCCCGGCGGTGGGTGACCTGTTTCTGCCAATCGCGGACATCTGCTCCGACGCCGGGCTCGTCGTGCGGGTCACCGAGGTCAATGCCGGATGGGAAACCCGGGCCCGCTCGAGCGGCGGGTTCGACGCGATGCCGTTGGGGGTGATGATGCATCACGCCGCGTCGGCGCGAGGTGCCGACTCCGCCGGGATCGTCAACTATCAGGTGCGCGGCAACCCGGACAACCCGGTCGGCAACATGACCCTCGACCGTGACGGGTCGGTGTGGCCGGTGGCCGCCGGCGCGTCGAACTGCTCCGGCAAAGGTGGGCCGTGGCCGATGTCGCGCGGCACCGTCCCGCTCGATAAAGGGAACACCACTCTCGTCAACGTCGAAGCGTGCAATGACGGGGTCGGCGAGACGTGGCCGACGGCGATGATCGACGGCTACTTCGCTCTCATCCTGGCTGTCAACGCCTGGTGTGGAAACGCCCCGACCGACGTCGTCACCCACAACGTGTACGCCCCGACGCGCAAAATCGACCCCGCCACCTGCGACGCCGTGGAGGGACCGTGGCGGCCCCGGGCCTCGACCACGTCGGGGACGTGGGACCTGTTCGACATCGCCGACGAGCTCGCCGCCCGCTCGAGCTCGACACCGACCCCGGAGGTAGACATGACCGACGAACAGGCCCGCCAGCTGGCCGACGTGCACCGCTGGATCACCCAAGCGATCGAACCGTCGATGTTCTCCGATCCCGGCGGTAACCCGATGTCGGTCCCCTGGGGGGTCGGCTGGACGTGGAGCCTGTTGCAGACCGTGTCCGCACAGGTGGCCGCGCTCGACGCGCGTATCGCCGCCCTCGAATAGGCGCCCCCGGTGGCCGGGGTCGATTGGTCAGCGTTGACCCCGGCCGCCGCGTTCGTCGCCGGCGCCGTGCTCGCCACCGTCGCCGTGCTCCGGGTGGTGCGCGCGGTGGCGAACATGTTCGGCGCCGAGGTGCGCCGCGGCCGCCGGCCCCCGCCGCCGCCGTCAGAGACTGAGCAGTAGTTGACCGTCGCCGTCGGTGTCGGCCGCTTCGCCGCCCGGCTCGCAATCGCGGTGCCGGGCGGCGAAGTAGG